TCTTTGCAGAGCGCCATCGCGAAGCATCCGATGGTCGTGCGGATGGCGAATGAGCTCAACGATCTCCGCGCCGAGCAGACCCGCAAAACCGGGGAGATGGCCGTCGATAATGCAATCCGCGAGGGGAAGTTGATACCGTCGCATCGGCAATGGGCGATTGAATATTGCGTTGCCGACCCTAAAGGATTCGAGAAATTCATCGGCGCTCAGCCCAGGATTCTTCTGCAGGGGCCGGACGGCATCTTCAGCGGACGCATCGGCGCGCCGCACCAGGGAGCGGCGGCGCTGACGACGCGCGAGATCGATATATTTGCCAATCTGGGACTGGAAAGCGACGAGCAGTTGAAGAAGTGCGCGGCAGTCAAGGAGAAGTGGGAGCTCAAGTTCCCGCGTCCGCGGTTGATTCTGGACGATTCGAACTCAGGCAAGAAAGAATAAAAAGGTCTCTCCCCCTGTCAGGGGGAGATGGGGCGAAACCCCAGAGAGGGTCCTTTAAATGGCAGCATTATCCGCATCGCGTAACACTCCCGAATGGAACGGGGCGCCGCGCTATCACTTGGGTGTGATCCCGGTCGAGGCGGCTACATCAATCTATGTCGGCGGAATGGTGGCGATAAATGCGAACGGCAACGCGGTCCCGGCGCAGACGCTGGGGGCCTCTCCGCTGAACAAGTTGCTGGTCATCGGTATCTGCGAATACGTTTACGCTGGCGGTATTCTGCCGCCGGGCATCAATGCGCTCAATCAGACCGGCAACGGGCTCCTCTATCCGGGCGCGACCGGCACGGTCGGCAACGCGGGTGCCATTTCAGTCGGCGTCGCCGCTTCGATCTTCGGCATGGACGTTGACAACTCGATAGCGCAGGCGCAGGTCGGTCAAATGGCTTTCGCAGTCGACGACCATACTGTGACCGTGAACGACGGCTCCGGCGGCACCACTGTCGCTAACACCACTTCGATCTCAGTGCCCTCGTCGGCGCCGCTGATTAACGTGCTCAAGCCTTATATCCAGCCGGGCAGCTTCAACGCATACAGCGCGACCGGCGGCGGGGGAACTCATTACGTAGAGAACAGCGACTTCGCGGTCAACTACCAGTCAGGGCTGTTCCAGACGCTAGCGGGCGGCGCCATCTCGTCGGGCGGCACCGTCTATATCACTTACAAATATGGAGTCCCGACCAAGGTCGCGGTGGGCGAGATCGTCGCCATCGATGCGGGCCTGGCCTACGTCCACTTCTACAAGCAGAGCCTGCGATCTGTAAACGGCGCAGCGCTCGCTGGCAATTAAATCCTCTCCTAGTCGGGAGAAGTCGGCGCGAGGCGCCGAGTGAGGGTCCCTATTCGGACGCATTGGGAAAGAAGGGAAAGTATGAAGGCAGGGAATTGGATCACGATAATAGGCGGCGCGATGCTTACGGTGCTGCCGCAGATAGTGAGCTCGGTGCCGGACACTTACAAGGACGTGGCGACGGCCGGACTCGCTGTGGTTGTCGCCCTCTGGCATCTTTATCAGCCGGCGCCGAACAGCCACTAGCGGAGCGCGTCTTCGCTCGGACCGAGCAAAGGAGTCTGACACGTGCGCACGGCGGAGCGTAACCGGAGCAATTTAAAGAGCCAAGAAGCGGTGAAAGATGGAAATCTCTGCGAATAATCTGACGACTCTCTTTACCGGGTTCGACACGATCTTCCAAAAGGGCTTCGAGATGGCGCCCTCCTATTACGAGAAGATCTGCTCGATCGTGCCGTCCTCCACCAGCCAGACGATTTATCCCTGGCTCGGCCGCACCACCGGCTTTCGCGAATGGGTCGGCGACCGCGTGCTCCAGGCGCTCGAAGCACACGCCTACACTATCGTCAACAAAACCTTCGAAGACACGGTCGGAATCGAGCGCGAGCGCATCGAAGACGACCAGTATGGCGTCTACGCCCCGGTGATCGAGCAGCTCGGATGGGACGCGAAGACCCATCCCGACCAGCTGATCTTCGGCATGATGAAGGCGGCGGTGACCGGGACGGCAGTGACGATTGGCAAGATCACAGTGCCGGTGCCGACCTGCTACGACGGGAATAATCTGTACTACTCGTCGCATCCGGCGGGTCCTGCGAGCGAAACCAGCGCCGCGCTCCAGACTACCTACTCGAACATTAATTCGAGCGGCAGCGGTGCCTACTGGTTTTTGGTCGACGCGGCCCGGCCGATCAAGCCCTTCATCTTCCAGAAGCTCCGTGAATACGCAGTGACCCGGATGAACACAGCGACCGACGAAGCGGTCTTCTCGCAGCGCTTGTTTCGTTACGGCGTAGACGTGCGATGCAACGCCGGCGTCGGGCTCTGGCAGTTGACCTATGCGAGCAACACCGACCTGTCGAACCCGGGTAATTACGCATCTGCGGTAGCGGCGCTCCGCAATATCAAAAGCGATGCGGGCGTGCCCTTCGGCGCCTGGAATGGTCCGCCGACGACCCGATTCCTGGTAGTGCCGCCTAACCTCGAAGAGGTGGCGCGGCAACTGCTGCATGCGACCTTCGGCGCAGGCTCAATCGGCGGCGCCGTCAGCACTATTCCGATTGCGAATATCTATTTGAACGACGCGACGCTGATAGTGAGCGAATGGCTCGCTTAAACGAGACATCTGTCCGTCATCCTGAGCCGGACGCGCAACGCGCGGCCGTGTCGAAGGATCTCGCGCCCGCGTCTTTTGTGGGCGTGATGCCTCTGCGCGCGCGAATCACGCGGCAAAGGAATGCGGCGCGAGATGCTTCGACTACGCTCAGCATGACAGAACAAAGGACGTCATTGTGAGCTACGCACAAGTATCGGACATGCAGGCACGCTATCCCAATCGGGATCTGGTGCAGCTCACCAACGAAGACCCGACAATGACGACGCTGAATAGCGCGCGCTTGTCGACGTTTCTGGGCGACGCCTCGGACGAAATCGATGCGTATCTCGAAGCGCGCTTCGCTTTGCCGTTAACCGATCCGCCGGCGATTCTGACCCGGATCTGCTGCGAAGTTGCGATGTATCACTTAAATGCGCTGCGGCCGATTCACGACTTGCAGGACGCCAAGGACAAGTACGAAAGGGCGATTGCGTTTCTCGAGGAAGTGAGCGAGGGCAAGCGTACGCTCGGGCTCAGCACCGATGCCCAGGAACCTGCCGACCCTGCATCGCCGGCGGTAGTGCTGGATCAGAACTTCGGCGGCGATTTGGCTCTGCCGCAGCGAATCTTTCGGAGAGGCACACTCAAAGGATTTTAGTGCCTAGCCTAGACCCTCTCCCTGACAGAAGACTAGGCGCGGCGGAGCGAAGCCGAGCTAAGGAGTCTGCGACGTGCGAAAAAAAATCGGCGTGAAGCCGCGAGCGCGGTCGACCAGATGAAGGCGATAGTCAGACGGCTCGAAAAACAAGTCGCGAAGCTCGAAGCGATGGCCTCCAAATTTCAGCCTGTGGACGACGATCACGAGGGAGAAGAGCTTTGATGCTCGCACCTCAGCCGTACCTCGACATGCTTTGCACTCGGTGCAATCCACCGCATAGCTTTCGCGATCACGCAAAGATCTGTCTAGTCGCCGGATGTCCATGCGAGGGCTTCAAGGCTGTCCCAGCACCCGCGCAGGGATCAAAACAAGCGCAGGCGGCATCGCCAGCGCCGGACGACGATTACGGCCTTGGCTGGTACGGCGACTTCGTCGTCTGACGTCAGGCCCTCTCTCCATCGGGAGAGCGTGGCGCGAAGCGCCAGGTGAGGGACGGACAGAAAACAAAGATGCGGGAAGAGCAACAGAAATTTGTATTTTTTTCTTTCCCCCCTTTCCGTTCCGGAAAGGGGGTGAGGGGGATAGAGCCGGCAGCGACCGTCTCGCGTCCCATCTCCCTCGCCCCTTCCCAAATGGGAAGGGGTGACAGAGGCAATAAGGGAGAGTAGGGGTGGCAGCGCTTCTTGATAGTCCCTGGTTAGGACAGAGCTTCAGTCCTGCGACGCCGCTGGATGTCGCGACGATTGAAGCTGCCATAGTCGCCCAGCTCCAGCTCGCTATCGGCAATATCGTCGAGGTTACCCACTTCCCGGACCGGCCCGAAGCTTACGAGATGCGCCATCGGATCGGCGTCGCGATGGTTATCTACATGGGCGGCGACTATGGCCGAATTATCGATATCGCCAACGTCGCCCAGGAACGCACGATGGAGTTCGCGGTCGGCGTGCGCATCCGCGATTTGGGATGGGCCTTCGGCGGTCCGCCTTCTGGGACGTCGCCGGGCGCTTACCAGGTGCTCGAAGGGATTCGGCTGGCGCTGACGGGATTTCAGCCGAACACCGGTTGCACCAAGATGAAGCCGATTCGCGAACGTTTTATCGACCGCGACCGGCAGGGCGGCGTCTGGGTTTACGAGATAGTCTTCGCCACCCGCACAGTGGCGGTGGAGGCGTTCGAGCCGCCGCAGTTCCCGCTCTTCACGCACGGCACAGCGCAGGAAGAGGCCGGACTTACGACAGTTAACGTGGGTGCGTCGCTGCACACCTTCAGCGGGATGCCGGGATCAATCAGCCTCGGGCAGGACAATGTGAGCGCAGTAGTGGTGATGAAGTCGGATTTGTCGGTCACTTACACCATCGGGGTTGACTACTCAGTCGATACGGTCAACGGCGTCATCACGCGGCTCACGACGGGGGGAATCGCGGCGAATGCGACAGTGGCGGTGAGCTATGCGTACGGCGACGTGGTGACCGCATTGGCGGGCGGCGGGAATATACCCTTCGCTCCAAGCAATTAGCCGAAGAAATGACAGGCTTAAAGCCTGTTCCGCTCAGGAAAAGAGCCGTTTCCTAAGAGGGGGCCACATAAGGCTTTAGCCTGTGTGCTCTTAAGGAAGGGAGGAGGGGGGTGCAGAGAAGAAATGAGTATCGAGCTGAAGCATAACGGCGTGGCGGCCCAGGGGATGGTCACGACATCCTGGGTCCGCGACGAGTACGCCAACGGGCGTAAGCGCTTCACGGTCTATGCGATGCACGTGCCGGTCATGCAGGCGGTGGCACCCGGGGGGCAAATCGACGTTTCCCGGCCGCGGCTCGCAGGCGCGCCAGCGGTAATCGGCCAGCTGATCCTCGAGGTGCCGAATCTCGAAGTGGCGAAGATGCTCTGTGCGGCGTTGGGCGAGACGCTTGCCGCACAACCGCCGGAGATTTTGCAGATCAAGGGGGCATGACCACCAGTTTTTGGTTGTCATTCCCGCGCGTGTCCGGGGCGCGAGGAATCCCGCTTCCCAGCTTTCTGGCTGCGCCCTCGCAGAGCGAAGGCGCGGGACCCTTTGCGCGGCAGAGCGCGGCGATGCACGACGGGGTGTCGGCTCAATGAGCGAGATGGAAATTCTGTACAGCGCGGGCGGGCAATTTTATGCGATCTCCGGTGGGCTGCGCGAATGCGAGCTGTGGCTCAGCTTCGACAAGCGTCCTTTGCCGGTGCCGCGCGAATGGCGCCGGCCGGATTCAATCTGCGCGATGGTGATGCCGGGGCGCGACTATTACCGGATCGGGATGTTTCGTCCGGCTCATACCGACGGCACCAAAGCAATCTCCGCCGATGACGAATTAGTGCGCGATTACCGCGATGCGGCCTGGTGGACGCCGGGTATCGAAGAAGCCTGGGCCGAATGCACCGGCATGCATACCGCGATGAACGAAGCGACCAAGCAAATCGCCGAGCTGACGAGGCTCCATGTCTGTGTATCCAAAGGGGAGGCTGCAGGCGATGCCGACGGGGCCTCCGGGAAGAAGACTAATGGCAGCAGCAGTAGATAATTCCGAACAGCAGGAAGATCCAGGAAGTGGGATTCCTCGCGCGCCAGACACGCGCGGGAATGACAGACAGGAGGGAGTTGCGCTTCCCGAGGAGAACCAGGGGACGCCGCTGGTTAGCGTGCTCTATTCGGAGCATCGAGCGCTCTATCGACTGCCTGCGATGGACCTCGATATCTGGCTCAGCGTGCAGGTTTATTCGCTGGCCGACTGGGGAGCGAACATAGCTGCGGCGCGGACCACTGACGGCAAAGGATGGCGCAAGGCGTATCGCAATTGGTCGATGATTCGGGGCGCTTCACTGGCGACCTTGCCGGCCGACGACCCCCTGGTGATCGATTATCAGCAGCATGCGGGCGACACTGGTCGGACCGAAGCGGAGCCGAGCTAAGAAGTGAGCATTGGCGATCTTATCTGGGGATTGGTGGTCGCGTTCATTCTCGGCGTTGGGGTTTGCATCTCGGTCGAACGCGCCGTGATGGAATATCGGGGGCGGCGAAGGCGACATGTGCGGTCCCGAATGTCCGTGGTGCGGGGCTCTCCTGTGGCCCCTCGTCGCCGGCGCAGCGACGAAGATATGCCTCCGCTGCGGCTGGTTGGGCCGTCTCCCCGCCGGGAGAGAGTGGCGCGAAGCGCCAGGTGAGAGACCTTTAGGAAGGGAAGCGAGGGGTGGAAACAATGATTGACTATTCACCGGCGCGAGAATTTGCTGACGAAGTGCGCGCTTTTGCGATGGTCGAGACCAACGAGAACGAGCACGCGGTAGGCGACGGCGGCCGCGCCGCGGGCATCCTGCAGATGCATCCAGCGTCTTTCGCGCAGTTCGCGATAGCCCATACCAAGTTTTCAGTCCACGTCTCGGATACATCGACAACTGCGCAGATCAAGGCTTGTGCCGCTTTCCTGCTCGAACAGGATTGGCGGACCGCCTCGCGAGAGGAGCGCGACCTTATCACCCAGGCGTGGAATCTGGGCGTGCACGGGGTCTTCGGCGAGGGTAAGCGCAATTCTGGATATCTCGACCGTTGGCACGCTGCCTATGAGCGAATACAGCAGGAGCATGCTCGGCGGGCGCTCGAAGAGCAGATGATCGCGATGACGGATGATCTCTCGCCCAAAAAAGAGGGGGGTGCTGAATGAGCGTGCTCGACATTCATCTCCGCAACGGCCAGGTGCGAATGGTAAGGAATCTCGACCGCTGCATCTTGAGCGAAGGCAATGCGCGCTGGATGAATCGCGATTGCAAGCTGCTCTTCGAGCTTCCGCTTAAAGCGATTGATTGGTTTGAAGTCCGTCATCCTGAGCCGGACGCGCAATGCGCGACCGTATCGAAGGATCTCGCGCCCGAGCCGGGCGTGATTCCCAGCAGTTCAGCCTGGCCGCTCGCGAGGTAGGACCATGCCAGCAGCGTTTCTACACGGCGTCGAAGTGTTCGAGTTCAATCTCGGTCCGGTGCCGATCAACGTCGTCAACTCCGCCGTTATCGGACTCGTCGGTTCCGCGCCGCTCTTTGCTGTGTGGGGCGCGATTCCGCTGTGGGACCCGTCATGGTTGGTGAGCGCAGCTCCGGCGTGGTCGGCCTCGACCGCAGAGGTCGTCGGAAATTTGCTGGTCGATTCCAACGGGAATACGCAGAAATGCACCACGGCCGGCACCACCGGCACCGGCACGCCGGCCTGGTCGCGCACCTTCAATGCGACCACTGTGGACGGCACTGTCGTCTGGACGTTGATCGCTATCGGCTCTGCCGCTGCCGGCCAGCAATGCGTCGATAGCAACGGCAATATTCAGACCGCGAACTCGATCACGCTGCCGGCGTGGGCCGGGACGCATGCCTACGGCACAGGAAACCTCATCGTCGATGCCAACGGTAATACGCAGCGAGTGACCACCGCCGGCACGTCCGCCGGTTCCGCGCCGACCTGGGCGACTACGATAGGCGCGACGACGACCGACGGCACGGTGACCTGGACGCTGGTGTTTATCGGCAAGGCCGCGCTGACGGGCGCGCCTTCGGCGCCGACCTGGGCGACGAGCCTCAATGCGACAACTAGCGACACGAGCGGGACAGCGACGGGCTCAATTACCTGGAAGCTCACGGCAAAGGGACCGATTCCGAATCTGCAGGCACCGGTCCTTATCGCGGGCTCGAATCCGAACTCCAGCGCGCCTGGGCAGGCGGGCGTCTTCGGACCGCTTATCCAGGGTTTCACGATTCCGTATGCACTCAATCAGGTTTTTGCCCAGGGCGCGGGGCAAGCGATGGTCGTCAACGTCTTCGACCAAACCAAGCATTCCGGCACGGTTTCGGCGGTCACTTATACCTTCCCGGCCACTGGCAACCAGGTGATCAATATCGGCCAGATGGGAATCTCGGCCATCGAGATTACCAATACCGGCGCCACATCTGTCTAC